AACTGCAGAAAAAATATCATTAAGAATTGCAGATGTGTTGGAATACTCACCTACAAGAAATGCTTTTATACAAAGTATTGGAGCTCATAATGTGGGAACACTGGATGAATTAACTGAACTTCATTTACATGACTTTGGTATATTCTTAGAACTATCTCCTGATGAAGAAGAAAAACAATTGTTAGAAAACAATATACAAGTTGCAATAGGTCAAAATAACATTGAACTTGAAGATGCTATAGATATTAGAGAAATCAAAAATGTAAAGCTTGCTAATCAATTACTAAAATTAAGAAGAAGAAAGAAGCAAGAAAAAGATATGCAAATACAGCAATCTAATATACAAGCACAAGCCGAAGCAAATGCGCAATCTCAACAAGTTGCCGCTCAAGCTGAAGTACAAAAACAACAAGCATTAACTCAAAGTAAAATACAATTAGAGCAAGCTAAAGCAGAATTAGGTATGCAACAATTAAACGCTGAAGCTGGTTTAAAAAAGGAGTTAATGAATTTAGAGTTTCAAATAAATATGGAACTACAGGGTATGCAACAAAATGCTCAAAAAGAACAAATAAAAATAAAAGAGCAAGAAAAAGCTAAAACCCAAGCCGCTAAACCTTTTGAATCATCAGGTAATGATGTTTTAAGCGGTAATTTTAACTTAGGTGCGTTTGAACCTAAGTAATATATATAGTGTATAATTTTATAATATTTTATTATGTCAGAAAAGATTAAAGCAAAAGTTATAGATGCTGAAGAGCCATCTATACAAGAAAAAGAAGAAATCGTACAAAAAAATGCTGGGTTTGATAAAGAATCCGGTGTGTACAAGGTGGATCTTTCAAAACCACCAGTAACTGAAGAACAAACTAAAGATAAAACAGATGCCGTTCAAGAGCAAAGCGCAGATGAGGTTCCTGTACGCGACGAATCCGAGCCTAGCAAAGAAGTGGTCGAAGAAGTACAAAACGAATCTGAAGAATCTTCCGAACAAAAAGAAGAAGAAGAAAAAGAAATAGTACTACAAGAAATAACAGATGAAACAGATACAACTGACGAGACAGGAATGGATGGAAGCGATGAAGCTACCAACGCCGCACCGGAACAAGAAGAAGTATTACAGAAAGAAGAAGCACAAGAGCAGGTAGACTATCCTGAAAATATAATGGACTTAGTTAAGTTCATGAATGAAACAGGTGGCACTTTAGAAGATTATGCAAGATTAAATGCAGATTATTCAAATGTTGATGATAATACATTGTTAACAGAATATTATAAACAAACAAAACCTCATTTAAGTTATGATGAAATACAATTTCTTATGGAAGATGAATTTTCATTTGATGCTGAAGTAGATGAGGAAAGAACAATAAAAAGAAAAAAACTCGCTCTGAAAGAAGCGGTTGCAAATGCTAAAGGTTTTTTAACAGGTCTCAAGGATCAATATTACAAAGAAGTCAAGTTGGGTTCTAAGTTAGCTCCTGAGCAACAAAAAGCAGTAGAATTTTTTAACCGTTACAATGAAGAGCAAAAATCAGCTAATGATTTATTGCAGAAGCAAACAAAACATTTTGAACAAGAAACTAGTAAGGTTTTTAATAATGAATTTAAAGGTTTTAATTTCAATGTTGGAGACAAAAAATACAGATTCAATGTTAAAGATGTGAATAAAGTAAAATCACAAAGTTTATCAAATGTTTTTGATAAATACGTTGGAGAGAATCAACTTCTTAACAATGCAGGTGATTTTCATAAATCTTTGTTTGTTGCTTCAAACCCTGATGCAATAGCAAATCATTTTTATGAGCAAGGTAAGGCAGATGCTATAAAGCAAATGTCTGCAGAAGCTAAGAACATTAATATGAATCCTAGAAAAACTGCAGATGGTTATGTTGAAACCGGAGGAATAAAAGTAAGAGCTATTTCAGGTGATGATAAGTCTAAGCTAAAAATTAAACTTAAAAATTACTAAAAATTATTAAAAATGGCAGCAACAAGTTTTGCAGTTGGGACAGCCGGATTGGTAACTCCCAGCGCACAAAAAATGACTCTAGCTAGTTCTTATTTAGATATAAGAAATAACGGTTGGACTCAACAATATTTGCCTGAGCTATATGAAGCTGAGGTAGAAAAATATGGAGACAGATCTATTTCTGGATTCATACAAATGTTAGGTGCTGAAATGCCTATGGCATCTGATCAAGTTATTTGGTCTGAGCAAGGTAGATTACACTTAGCATATAATGGACAAATTAACCCTGTAACAGGTGTTGTAGATACAATCACTGGTATTGATTCAGGATCAACTGAAGCTCACGCAGTAAGAAAAGGTGCTACTCTTGTAGCAGTTGTTAATAGTATTGTATTTAAAGCATTTGTTAAAGTAGGTGCTGAAAATTCAACTTCTCAATTAACAATTAAGCCTTACGGTGCTGAAAACGTTGATGATCTTTCAGGTATTGCAACTACAGATAATCAGGTTATTAAGTTTTTTGTTTACGGTTCTGAATTTAAAAAAGGAACTGCATCAATGACTGAGTCTATTGAACCAAACTTTTTATCTTTAACTAATAAGCCAATGATTATCAAAGATCACTTTGAAATCAATGGATCTGACGCTGGTCAAATTGGTTGGATTGAAGTATCTGGTGAAGCAGGACAAAATGGATACTTATGGTATTTAAAATCTCAAGGAGATACAAACAAAAGATTCGAAGACTATTTAGAAATGTCTGTTGTTGAAGCTGAAAAATCTGATTCAACTGCTGATTCTGATATTCCTGATGGATCTGAAGGTTTATTATCTGCTATTGGGAATAGAGGTATTGTAGGTACTGGATTTTTTGATGATTCATCTGACCCTGTATTAGCAAGTTTTGATACATTATTAACTAACTTAGATGAGCAAGGAGCTATTGAAGAAAACATGTTATTCTTAGATAGAGGTGCTAATTTAGGTATTGATGATATGTTAGGAGCTGTAAATGCTAACTTTAGTGGTGGTACATCTTTTGGAGTATTCAATAACTCTCAAGACATGGCTTTAAATTTAGGTTTTTCTGGTTTCAGAAGAGGTTCTTATGACTTCTATAAAACTGACTGGAAATACTTAAACAACAAGTCAACTAGAGGATTAGTTGGTGGTTTAGAAGGAGTATTAGTACCAGCAGGTACATCTTCAGTGTATGATCAAAATCTTGGTCAAAATGTAAAGAGACCATTCTTACACGTAAGATACAGAGCTAGTGAAGCTGATGATAGAAAACTAAAAACTTGGATTACTGGTTCAGTAGGTGGCGCAGCTACTATTGGCGATGACAAGATGGAAGTTCACTATCTATCAGAAAGATGTTTAGTAGTACAAGCTGCTAACAACTTCGTTAGATTTGATTCTTAATATTTATTAAAGGTTAGGGTGCTTCGGCACCCAGCCTTTTATTAACATTTTTATTATATTATATCATGACAAAAACAAAAACGGTTGTAAAACCACAAATAAAAGATAAATTATACGAACTAACTATAAATGAAACACCTATTGTTTATATTATAAAAAGCAAAGGTTTATTATGGTTCGATAAAGAAAAAGGATACGAAAGAGAAATAAAATATTGTGAAAATCAAAAAACAATATTTGCAGATGAAATGAAAGGGCCACAAAGAATGCAACACATTTCTTTTAGAGATGGCAAACTTTTTGTTCCAAAAGAAAAACAAACATTACAAACTTTTCTTGAATATCATCCTGATAACGGAAAAAAATTCGCAGAACATAATCCTGTTCAAATAGCTGAAAATGATTTAAATGTTCTTGAATTTGAATTAGATGCAATGAATACAGCTCAAAAAATTGATGTTGATCATGCTGAAGCAATTTTGAGGTCTGAGATTGGAAATGAAGTGTCTAAGATGACTTCTAAGGAGCTTAAAAGAGATTTATTATTATTTGCTAGAAACAATCCTAAATTGTTCTTAGAATTAGCAAATGATGAAAACATAAATGTTAGAAATACAGGTATAAAAGCTGTAGAAAATAACATTATTAATCTTTCAAGTGATCAAAGAACATTTACTTGGGCTTCTAATGATAGAAAACTTATAACAGTTCCATTTGATGAAAATCCATATTCAGCTTTGGCTGCGTGGTTTAAAACAGATGAAGGAATTGAAGTTTATCAAACAATAGAAAAGAAACTTAAATAGTCGTTATAGTGGTTATGCCGCTTCGGCGGCTTAATCATTATAAATAAAAATTATGGCAATTAACGTAAATACAGTATATCAAACGGTATTATCAATATTAAATAAAGAATCTAGAGGATTTCTTACGCCAGGTGAATTTAATAAAATAGGTTCACAAGTGCAACTTGATATACTAGATCAAAATTTTTATGATTATAATCGTGCAGTTATAAAGCACAACGCTGGAAGAGCGGTAGAAGATTATGGAAATATACCAGAAAAAATTGAACAAAAGTTAGATCCGTTTTTTAAACAAGCAGATATAACATTAACAAATGGTATAGGAACCTTGCCAACTGATTTATATAAAACAATAAATATTAGTATAACTAATAAAACTATTCAATTAGAAAAAGTTAATAAAAAAAATTTATCATACTTATTATCTTCACCTTTAACAAAACCAACCACATCTTA